TACATAGAATTGTGTGTTTGCTGTTTTAATCAATCCTGATTTAGTTACTGGTCCAAACAATTGACCTTTCATTGTAAAAGTCAATGTATGTATCAATGCACGTCTTTGTTGGTAGTCAGCTTCATAAGTATCTGATATTGTTACAGCCTCAAGTACAACTGGAATATCAATTGTCCAGTTCATATCTGGAATCAAAGTAGCTGTTATAGTGAACTCTGGTGTAAAGAATGGCATAATTTGTTCAATAATTTTAGTAGAATCTTCTGTGTATCTTGAGAAGATATTGAGTTCAAAGTTTATGTCATATGGTACAGGATTGTACATTGTCCTGTAGTTGTCTTTATTGTTTACATCATGCACAGCAACATTTCTTCTTACAGTATTCAACTTTCGTTCAGTTGCATACGACAAGCCTATCATTTCAAATGACATGCGAGGAAGAACAATTGCAGCTTCTCTATCTAAATCTGGATCTTGTTCAAGTCTTGCAATAGTTTTATCACGAGGTCCATAAGCTAAAGGTACTTTGATATCTTGTACACGATTACCATTGTTATCTGTTCTTGTTAATGTTATTTCATTGAACAATGTTCCAAAGATAATAACATACTTACGTAATGTAGAATGATAAAACTGATGGCCAAACATTAGAACCTACCACCCTCACTGAATGGATCAGCATCACTAAAGTCTATAATTGCATCAGCTTCTGTCTCTAAGAATACATTCTCTGCATCTGTTATTGTATCATAATCTCTATCAGCATCAGCACTATCATCAGATGCATCTTCTTCTTCAGAAAGTAATCTGTATCCATCTTCAGTAAACAATGGTTCATCATCTTCTGCAAGTAGTTGAACTTCTTGATATACATCAAGTGATAGTTTTGTTTCAAGTTCATCAATAGCTGTTACACCAGTTCTAAATCTTTCATTAGAATACTCAAATAGTTCTACTCTACAATCATAGAATTGTAATGCACCCATTTGATAGAACACTGGTTCGTGTTCAACAAACTTGATCTCATAAAGTTTTTCGTTGAGAGGAAAGAATATCAAGTCACCTTCTCTAGGTCTTGATATATTATCTAATGCTTCTACTTCAGTTTCAAAAGATCTTCTTGCTACAGACAGAGTCATTGAATCTCTTATCTCTAATCCAAACTTAGATAAGAAATCACCTTCACCTTCAAAGCCATCAACGTTTCTTATGTACATTGCAACATCTCTTACAGTATCAAATAATGCAAGATCCTCTTCAGTATACAACTCATCAAATCCTTCTGAAGTATACTTCTTAGTAAGGTAACCTACATCAATACCATATATAGCAATTGACTCGATAACGAGATCAGCTATAAGATTTTGCTCACCATGATGAGCAAACTTATTGAAGTATGTACTCGTGACTCCGTTTGTTATAGACATATTAACCTGTCATATCGTGAACTGGTAGAGAGTAAGAACTGATCATTTCTTGTTCAAGTCTATCTTTTTCTTGTTGTGCTTGAGACAAAATATCAGCTCCGTTGAATTGTACACCTCCTGGCAGTTGCATTCCTGTAAACTTACTTAGGTTAGATCCCCACTGGTATTTTATTAAGCATGTAGCATATTCAGCTAACCATCTGTCACCCCATATATCAGTATACGTATCACCATCTACTTTTTCATACACGTGAGCAACTAAGAACTGTCCTACTTCTAGCTTATCCCAATCCATATCAATATGTAGTCTATTGACATGCCTGTTGAATCTCAATGGTTGTTTACCAACTAATATCTCTTCTATGAATCTTATGTTCTGGAAGTTCATATAGAATGGAACTAAGTCATATCTTGATAAGTCATACAAATCATTTAATGCAATTTGATATCTTATGTTGAATAAGTTGTTTGTACTCAATGCATCACCAATATCAAAGATATCAATTATACCAATAACATTACTATTGGATATTGATATGTAACCATTGTCTTTGTCATCTTGTGTTACTGCATGTTTAAGAAATAATTTTTGTGACCCATCAAAGTGATAGTCTTGATAATAAAGTAGAGCTTGATCTATACGATCCTCTACTTGATCATCATCAACATTAATCTCTATGACTGGTTTACCTAACCTTCTAAGACATAACTCTTTGAAGGTAGATCTTGAACTTGGTACTGCCATTTGTTACCCCCAGGCCGCATCGCCATTGGCGTATAGTATTTGTAATCTGTTTCCGTCACCATCTTTGAATGCCGTTGTAAACTGTAAGTTTGCTCCAGAAAGAAAGTCAGCTGAAGAGTTGACACAATTGAATGTTACTACTGTATCATTAGCAGTTGCTGTGACACCTCCAGCTACAGTTACATTTCTAACGTGAGTTGTGTTTGATGCCATCATGAAGTCACTTTGTTGTCTATCAGTTATAGTGACATCTGTCAAACCATTCAGTTGAGTTGATCCTCCAGTGACTGCATTCTCATCAACATAGTTCTTTACAGCAGTTGATGTTGCTATAGTTGTTGAATTAGCTAACTCAACATTTGCAACTAAACCAACAATCTTTGTGTTAGCTGTACCAGAAGTTGTGAGTGTCAAACCTCCAGTTTTTATTTCGTCTATAAAACTATTACTATCTACTACAATAGCTTGGTTAGCTGTAAGTGTTCCTGTTACTCTTCTACCAGCAACTGCAACAACAGCACTTCCATTACCAATATAAACTACATCACCATTACCAGACCAAGCAAGTTCACCAAACTCAAGAGTAGTTGGTGTTGCAGTATTGGTACTACGTTTAATCTGAATGGCCACTAATATTCTCCTCCGTCTAACTCGACATTTCTATTAGTAGCTATAAAAGTGTCGTTTGCAGATATGTATCTAATTATTTGTCCATTGCTCACACTACTTGTATCAACATCAGCAAAGTCATCTACTCTTCTTACAACCTTTGTTGGCATAACTAATTTTTGTTTCAATGTTGTGTTAGCCAGATGTATTGTTCCAGCTGCAACATTTGCCAGCGGGGCGCCGTTTGCATGTAACGGAGTAGGTTTTGTATTGCCACTTATTGCAATTGTGACTCCCATTAATATTCACCACCATCCGATGTATCTTCTTGAAGAATATACTTCTTCTCATTTGAACTATAAACTAAGATAGCTCCATTAGCTAATGTGCTTTCTTGAACATCTTCACAAGCAGACAACCTGTTAGCTGATCCTGATACAGGATTGCCATACAATGTCAATGTGTTAAGATTGTTCTCTAATATCTTTGTCATTGAGTAACCCTTGGTGAAACTGTTACTATTCCTTCAACAGCTCTTATCTTTGTATTTGAACTTGTGTTAAGTAAAGTAAGATCATACACATATCTGCCATCTGTAATATTAGCTGTAACATCATATGTCAAAGCCATTGTTACAGTTCCATTTGTACCACCAGTAGAACAAGTGAAAGTAGCTGCAGCATTTGTTGAAGAAAAATGTTTTCTTATTTGTGAGTTTGCTGTATAATTACTCAAGTCAACACGAGCACCAGCAGCATCTGTAATATCAATATCTGTAGAGAAACTTGCACCTTGTTCGATTACAATATTTGCCTTTGTTGCCATTATGTGCTCCTAAATTACTTAGCTAAATATATTTATAATAACAATGAAATGGTCACATTATGAGTAAAAAAGATGAATTGAGACTACATGGCAGGAATAGAAAGCTACCTTCTGCCATAAAACTTGGCTCATTGACACCAGAACTCATTACACATAATTTATTTATATACCATTCTTTAGCGGATGATCCTATGAATTTGTCTGGTGAAAAGACTGCAGAGCATAGACATGAGCATGCAGTTGCTGGTGTTAGTACAGGAGAACAAGTATACGAACTAGGTGAATTTTACAATCAAATTCATACTGAAGAGATATCAATACACTCAGGATTTGAGTCAAGTAATCATAGATTTGCAATGATGGATCCTGGACACCATTTAGAATATCATATGGATCCTCCAAACACATATAACTTGTTATGTCCTATATCAGATCCTATAACACTTAAAGTTGCAAAGAGTTGGAATGATGTACAAAAAGGTAAAGTGGAGACAATAGATATTGACGTTGGTGAAGTTTATTTTGTTAACCCAAGTTATCCTCACGCTTCTTACCATAAGTCTGATATGGTAAGGATTGCAATACTAGCTAATTTTGAATACACTGAGGAAGCGTATGACAAACTTACCAGGATACTATGAACTAGATCCGGAAGATAATCACTTTACAGATGTCACTGCAGATGTAACTCATCAGTGTAATATGACATGTCAAAATTGTTATATTCCTAATAGAGATATTCCTGACATGGACATTGATAAATTGATAAATACGATCAATAGATTCCCAAAAAGAACTATGATCAGAATCATGGGAGCTGAACCTACCATGAGGAATGATCTTACCGACATAATAGTCAGGATCAGAAAGGCAGGGCATCGTTGTACCCTGTTGACTAATGGACTGAAATTGGCTAGTATAAGGTATACTCGTAGTCTCAGAGAGGCTAAGTTATCGCACGTTTATTTGTCATTGAACGGTGTTGATAATGATGACTGGTATGAGGCTATTGATGAATTGAGATGTGCCAAACAAAAGGTTATGGCTCTTGAAAATATAAGAGACTGTAAGTTTATTGTTGACACAGGAACTATATTATGTAAAGGTATCAATGATGATGCACCAAGTAGATTGTTGCATTTGTTTAAACAAAAGAATATTGACCATGCTATGATACGCTTCAAAAACGTTGGCCAACATGGAAGGTATTTATTAGAGAGTGTAGACAACTGGAGCATGGATGACATGATTCAGATGTGTGCAGAACATTATGGTCTATCAGTAGACTATATCAACTCATGGAAGGAGAAACCAATTTATGGCCAACATGTTGAACCGGATACATTTATGTTCCCCCTTAACCCGGATTCAGTTGGAAAAGCGCTACACAGAAGCGGTCTGTGGATTAAAATTGCGGATTGGGATAGTCATATGGACACTAGGCTTTACCCATTCATGGAGCAAACTCGCAGAGGAAGAATTACGGAAGGATTTAGAGTCGCTCCGCTTCCCGCCCACATTGTAGCAAATGAAGGTGGCTACTAATGGCCAATTTGGTACCAAAGTTTTTTGAAAAACCTATAGATGATGAGCTTAATCCAATTAGATTATTATACAATAATAAGAAGTATAAGTATTACTTAGTGACAACATACAATGATACATACCAAGCATATTTGAATCCAGATCAATTTCATGCTTCTGGTAGATTGCCATTTGAATTTGATAATGTTATTAGAGCATTTACAGTAGAGAAGAGCTTCAAACAATTCAAGAACCATGGTTTGAATTATTGGTTGTCATTCTCTACTATAAGTGATCATCATACAATACATGATTGGGTAGCATGTAAAGATTGGCTACCTCTTGCTCTCATACATCAAAACAGAGAGAAAGAAACAAAGGTGGATGAATATTTGACTATTACAAGGCGGTGGATAGATGACTCGTATTAACATTTATTGCATCAAGACTGTTCATACTGAATCTCCATACCAAATGGAGTTTGATCCAAGAGAATATTATACAGATGAGCATGTCTATCAACTGAAGAATCAGATAGATGCAAACTTTTCTAAGCCATACAATTTTAACTTACTTACAAATCAAACAACAATAGCTATGCCTGGCATCAATATAATTGATGTTAATGATTACAACCTGTGGGGTTGGTGGAATAAAATGATGTTGTTTGATGAATCTATTTCTGGTGATGGACTCAACATATACTTTGATCTTGATACAGTGATACAAAGAGACTTTGATGCAATGTGTGACTATGCAGTCAAGGACAAACTAACAATGCTATATTGTTATTGGAAACCAATTGACTGGGAATCACAAGCATTCAAAGTATCTGGTTTTGATCCTGACTTTGAGTTTGCAGCATTAGTTAACTCATCCATTATGATGTGGCATGGTAATTCTTTAGACTATGTTGCAAAACAATTTATGGATGATCCAGAAGTGTTTGCATTCAAGTTTAGAGGTAATGATGAATACATTAATCATTATCACAGAGATATTATAAACTGTCTACCAAGAGGTTGGGCATACTCATACTTCTTTGGAGCAGAACAAGGATCAGAGTTCTTTCCAAAAGACAAGACACCTTTCTTACGAAGAGAAGGTTTTATGTTTAGATTACTCAATGGTCAAGGCAAGAAGTATGTAGATCTTAATGCTGAGGACAGTAAAGATAATCCAGCTCTTCATGTTGTTAGACAAGAGAAAGAACAAGTTATCAAGACAGAACGTCAGCATGTAATCAGGAGTATTGAATATTATTAACTTGATGACTATGAAGTGGGGTGATAAGTTTGGTCCTGAGTATCCAAACTTAATCCACAGAATGGCTAAGAAACATATCAAGCAAGAGTTTAAGTCATATTGTATGACTGAAAATCCAGAAGGCTTAGATGATGAAATAAAGCCTGTTGAATGTACAGAGCAATGGCTATGGCAAGACATTGTAGATAATGATCAGTGGTATTTCTGGGATGGTATCAAGATGTCATTGTTTGCTCCAAAGCTATGTGGTATAGAAGGTAAGATACTATTCTCTGATCTCGATAATTTATTTCTTGGTCCTATGGATAGAATTATCGATACGCCAACTCCAGCAATGATAGATTGTGACTGGATGCCTCCTTGGCATGTAGGTATGCATGGACAAAACTATTTTCTTACAATGTTGTTTAATGCAAGTTTAATTTATGTTGATAATACTCAACCTGTGACAAATGAAATATGGACCCACTTCAGTAAGAACTATAGAAGAATCAAGCAATCACTTTACAGTGCAGATGCATACTTGTGGAGAAAATGGAGAAGTAAGATCAATACATATCCAAAAGGATCTGTATATTCTTTCAACAGAGGTGCTGCATATCCAGACAACTATACAGTGAGAGGTGACGCAGCTAAATATAAGTACAGACCAGATCATGCAGTCTGTGTGTTTATGGAAGATCATGAGCCAGACCCATTAGATATAAAGACAGGATGGGTTGCTAAAGAGTGGAAACAATATCTATGAAGTTAGATGTAGTATGCATGAAAGTAGGAGTTGGTTACAGACATGAGTTTGTAAACCAATTATTTCATCAAGTCAAAGATCAGGTAAACAACTTTATATGTTGGACTGATAATCCTAGAGGCTTTGATCGTAATATAGAAACAAAGATATACAATTCATTTTGTCAAGATAGGCTATGGTGGAATAAAGTTAATTTATTTGAACCAGGTTTGTTTGAGAATGATACAATATATCTTGACCTTGATTGTTTTGTTCATGGTAAGTTATCAAAGTTTATTGGCTTAGGACAAATACTAAAGACAACATGGTTCAGTGATGAGATAAACAAATATATCTTTCATTGTGATGTAAACTCTTCTGTCATGCATATTCAAGGTAACAATTTTGAACAACAATACAAAGACTTTCAAGACAACAAAGATAAGATATTCAAGTCCTTTTATGGATTAGATAGTTGGATGTACAGAAGACATAGAGACAGCTTAAAATTCTTTCCAAAAAAATTAGCTTACTCATACAAGTATGGCTCACACTTTCCAGAAGATATCACAGAATACACAAAGAGAGATGATCATGTTGTTGCATGTTTTGATGACGTAGAAGATAAGTATGATACATTGAAGAAGTTTTGGGGTGACTAATGCATCATTATTCAATAGAAAAAACACATCAGCTTTTCCACAAAGGTATGGGATACGTAGCTGACAAGCACATATATAAATTTAAAGATTTTAGTGAATGTGTATTTGAGACTCAGATACAAAGTAAATGGTGGCTGGTTGAGACATTAGTAGATGAAAGATATCGTGATAGAAAAATTAGAGGCATCGACATACTGGCTAGTTGGTATGGTATTGTTATTGTTCCAATGCTTGTTAATCGTTTGGGCTATGATATTCCTATCAATCTTTATGATGTTGATGAGTATACTTGTGATATTGCAGAGCACATATACAAAGATGATTTACCTCAAGTCAAAGTTCACAACAAAGATGTAGTGTTTGATAGACTAGATCTTAAAGGTAATGTTGTCATCAATTGTTCTTGTGAACATATGATGGATATGAAGTACATAACTAACCAGTTCCCAGATAAATTGTATGTACTACAAAGTAATAATAATAAAAATGTAAAATGGTTGCACATCAACTGTGCAGATGGAGCTAATGAACTTTCAAGACAAGCACACCTAAGAAAAATATATTATGGTGAGTCAAGAGAGTTCTTAGGAGCTAAACGTATAATGGTTATAGGAAAGGTAAACAGAGACGAACCCAAATAATAATGAAACTTTAATATAATGATAATATAACTTATGAATTTGTCAATTAAATACAAGTGACTTGAAACCATTTTGGAGAAATTACTATGGAACTAGTAACTCTATGGATGGCAGTGGGTTTTTTATTTGCTGCATATTCTGTAATTGCAAACGATTCTGTGCAAACCCTAGGTACATGGATTGCATCTAATAACGATAGAGTAAATTGGAAGGTGATGTGGTTATCTGCATCATCTGTTTTATTATGGGCACTATGGTATGGTTGGTATATGTAC